GAAAGCACAACCAATTACTTAGTATACGAAACACTAGACGATGCTATTGCTAGAGCAGACACAGAGGGTGCTAGACGAGGCTATGCTTACCACAGAGTAGGTAGCGGTACTCGTTATAGTACTTACCCTCAAGAGACTGCTGATGGTAAATACGCTTTACTAGTGACGGACTACGAATTACTAGAAGAGGAACTCCCTTCTATTGTTACTAGTGTAACATTCCCAGAACCAGACAATGCATAATAAAACAGCTAAAAGTATATACTCCGATCTAGAAGGTAACCGCTACCAATATGTAGATAGAGCAAGACAATGCTCTAAGGTTACTATTCCTTATGTAATGCCAGACGAAGGGTTTGGTCCACATAGTAGATTAGAAACACCCTTTCAAGGAATTGGTGCAAGAGGAGTAAATAACTTGGCATCCAAATTGCTACTTGCATTACTACCACCTAACGCTCCGTTCTTTAGATTGAACATTGATACCTATCAATTAAGAGCTGAAGGTTCTCCAGAAGAACTTATCTCAGAGATAGAGACTTCACTACAACAAGTAGAGGAAGCTGTGATGGATGAGATCAGTAGGGAAACATATAGGACGGGTATTCATGAGGCACTTAAACATTTAATTATAACAGGTAATGCGTTACTATATTTACCAGATGATGGTGGGATGCGTGTATTTCATCTGGATCGCTTTGTGGTCAAGCGTGATCCAATGGGTAATGTATTGAAGATAGCTACAAAAGAAAACATAGCTTACTCTGCGTTATCTCCAGATATCCAACAAGCGATTGGATCAGAGAGTGATTACGATACTTTAGATTTGTACACTTCTATATGTCGTGAAGGCAACAAGTGGAAGATACAACAAGATGTAGAAGGTGTAGCAGTTATGGAAGGCTTCTATGACTTAGATAAGAATCCTTTTATACCTCTAAGATTCTCTCGTGTAGACGGAGAAGACTATGGTAGATCTTATGTAGAAGAATATCTAGGTGATGTTCAATCACTAGAGTCACTGACTAGAGCTATCGTAGAAGGTAGTGCAGCAGCAGCTAAGGTTCTATTCCTTGTTAATCCTAACGGTACAACAAGAGCTAGTACACTTGCTTCATCTCCTAATGGTGCTATCACCCAAGGTAACGCACAGGATATATCTGTACTACAACTTAATAAATTTAATGACTTCAGAGTTGCACAAGAAACTATGGCAGCGATCAAAGATCGTATTGGTCATGCGTTCTTGTTAACATCTGGTGTTGTCCGTAACGCAGAGCGTGTTACAGCTGAAGAGATTAGAATGCTTAGTCAAGAACTAGAGACTGCTATTGGTGGTCTGTACTCTTTACTTAGTACTGAACTCCAGTTACCTATGGTAAATCGTATCATGGATGTAATGAACAAGAAGAAGTCTCTACCGAAACTTCCTAAAGAGTTAGTAAACCCTGTTATCATTACTGGTGTGGAAGCTCTAGGACGAGGTAATGATCTACAGAAACTTGATCTATTCCTTGGTGGTGCATCTCAGATCGTTGGACCAGAAACTCTAATGCAATTTGTAAATGTTCCAGAATACTTTAAACGAAGAGCAACATCACTTGGTATCAAGACAGCTGGACTAATTAAGACTCAAGAAGAACTAGACGCTAGAGAACAACAATATAACGAACAAGCCTTGACAGAGAAGCTAGGACCTGCTGGAATCAAAGCAGTATCAGATAACATTCAAACTCAAGAACAAGTATAATTATGGCAGATTATCAATCAGTATCAATCAATGAAAACACAGAGAGTGAAAACATCTCTCTAGAAGAACAAGCAGCTAAACAAGATGCTAAGAACCAACCTACTGGAGAAGCTCCTCAAACAACTGAAGAGACTCGTCCAGAGTGGTTACCAGAGAAGTTTAACTCTCCAGAAGAAATGGCAAAAGCCTACGACAGTCTTCAATCCAAGCTGTCTTCTAAACCTAGTAAAGGTGGTAAAACCAAACAGCAGGATTCCACAGAGGAGGTTAGTCATCTTGACTCCGCAATTGGGGAGGCAACTACAGAGTTTCAAGAAAAAGGAGAACTCTCTGATGGGGCGTATGAGGCGTTGGCTAACGCTGGGTTACCAAGAGAATTTGTTGAAGCTTATGTGGCAGGTCAGACAGCTATCGCTGACAACCAAACAGCTCAAGTCCAAGAAAGTATTGGAGGTCCTCAGAACTATGAGGCAATGTCTGAATGGGCTATTGAAAACCTCTCGGAAGAACAGTTGGGAGCGTACAATGAAGTGGTTGAGTCTGGTTCAGTAGACCAAGCAATGATGGCAGTTAAAGGATTGTTTGCTCAGTTCACTGCAGCTGGTGGTAAAGCCCCACAAGTAATTCAAGGAGCTACACAAGGAGCTTCTGTTAAACCTTTTAACTCAGCAGCACAAGTTACTGAGGCAATGAAAGACGCTAGATATAAGAGTGATCCAGCTTACCGCCAAAATGTAGAGCAAAGACTGGCAGTCACTCAAGTTTTCTAGAGGGACATCTTTATGAATATGGAATTAATTAGTTTAATTGGTGGATCAATCAGCGGCTTCGTGTTTAAGCTCGTAGGTGTGATGGTTCAAAGCCAAATAGATTTAGCTAAATCTAAGATAGAGACTCAGCAAGCTGCTGATGACTCAGCCGACAGAGCTGCTCAAAGGGTAGCTGGTCAGTGGGTAAGACGAGGTATCGTAGCAACCGTTCTGTTTGCTATCGTTGTCGCTCCATTCATTGTAGCCTTTACAGATATTGGGGTAACTATCCCTGTAGAAAAAGGTTGGTGGATCTTTACCACAATGGTGTATGAGACACAAGAAGGTCTCTTGATTCACGATTCAGTAATTCAAAGTTTATACGCAATCATAGGATTTTATTTCGGAAGTAGTACATTAAATAAATGAGTAAGAAAAGAGTCTCTTTAAAGGTAGAACACAAAAGTAAAACTGGTGGGCTATCGGAAAAGGGACGCCAGTATTATAACCGTAAAACAGGTTCTAATTTAAAGAGACCGCAACCAGAGGGAGGACCAAGGAAGCGGTCTTTTTGTGCAAGGATGGGTGGTGTTAAAGGACCTATGAAAGACTCTAAAGGTAAACCAACACGGAAAGCCTTAGCACTTAGAAAATGGAAATGTTAATACAATGAGTTTATATAAAAATATAAATCGTAGAAAGAAACTTGGAATCAGTCGTTCTAAAAAGAACTCAACCGTCTCTAGTAAAGCCTATTCAAACATGAAGAAGGGCTTTCCTAAAAAGAAAAAATAAAATTTAAATTATAAAACATTATGCCAACTGCAACAGAAACAACTATTTTGAGTGTTAATTCAGATTTCGGATCGTTCACTAGGGAGATCATAAAAACAACATTTACAGGTGATAAGGTAGCTTACTTTGAAGGTGAACTTAATATGCCAGCTCACGGTGGTACATATGCTGCACCGTTTGTACTACCAGCCCCAGAAAAAATAACATATATTATGGTACAAGTGTTAAATGGTAATGGAGCATTTGATACTTTTTCTTTTGCTAGGTTTGAAGATCCATCTTATGTAGCTAAACTTGCATTTAGTAGTGTAGATTTTTCTGATAATATAGGAATAGATGTAAGCTCAAGCAATACAGATAACATCACACATTTAGTTTATAGTAGAACAGAGGCATCTACATCAACTAAAGTAGATGTTAAAATTAAAGTTTTATACAACGATTAATAGAATTTCGTCCATAATACTAGTAGCACAATGCCCTTTGCGGAGGATAACATTCGGTCAGCAAATGTAGACAAGGACACCAAAAACACAACAATCAATAATAACCCTAAATATAGGAAACAATAATCATGGCAAATGGTAATACAAGTCCATCAAGAGTTGGACAAATCAATTCTGCGAATGATGTAGATGCATTGTTTCTGAAAGTGTTCTCTGGTGAGATCCTAACCACATTTGAAGAAGCAAATGTGATGAAAGACCTTCACACAGTTCGCACAATCAGTAACGGTAAAACTGCACAGTTCCCAGCAACAGGCATAGCTACAGCAAAGTATCATACAGCAGGTGAAAACATCGCTGATACTGAGAATAGCTATTTATCAGATATCAAGAAGAATGAAATCACAATCTCAATTGACGATGTTCTTCTTTCTTCAACCTTCCTCGCAAACATTGATGAGTTAAAAACTCACTACGATGTACGAAGCATCTATGCAACAGAGCTTGGTAAAGCTTTAGCTAAACGCTTTGACATCGCTGTGCTTAAAACACTCGTCGCTGGTGCAAGACAAAACACAACCATCGCTGGTGGTGTAGGTGGTACACAGATTACTGGTGCTACTTTAAACACTGGTACTGGATTGTTACAAGCTATCTACGATGTAGCTCAAAAGCTTGACGAGAAAGATGTCCCAGAAGATGATCGTTATGCGATCTTAACACCAACACAATACTACAAGTTGATTACAGATGCGTCATCTAATAACGCTCTTAATCGTGACTTCGGTGGTGTTGGTTCTATCGCTACTGGTAGCATCCCTCAAATCGCTGGTATCTCATTGTATAAGTCTAATCACTTACAAGATATCATTACACTTGGAGCAGAAGCTAACCAAGATCAAGATGATGATAGCTCAAACAATGATGTGTTTGATGTTAATCACTCTGGAACTGATAACGGTACTGGTTACAATGGTGATATTTCATCTACTGGTTTCGTAGCTGGTCACAAAGCTGGTGTTGGTACAGTCAAATTACTTGACTTAGCAACAGAGTCTGAGTACCAAATGGAACGACAAGGTACATTGTTCGTAGCTAAATACGCTATGGGTCACGGAGTTATCCGCCCAGAGTGCTGCGTTGAAGTACAGTAATTCTTAACCTTAGTTGGGGGTCACTAAATGTGACCTCCAGCTTTTTATTTTTTTTATATATGACAGATTTTGGAACATCCACAAACTTTACAGAGTCAGTAAACATCTGCTTGATGGCTCTTGGTGAAAGAGCTATTACAAGTGTAGGTAGCTTAACTCCTGCACAGGGGCAAAACACCGTTGTTAATCTATGTCTTAGAGTATTAGACGAAGTTAATAAAGATGTAGAGGCTAGAGGTTGGTGGTTTCAATCTCCACGAGGGGGTATCATAGGTATTGCTCCTGGTACTCCAGCTTGGAATGCCTCTCACCCAGAAGAGTTCCGTAGGTATGTTACAATTCGTTCTGCTCGTATATTACAAACACGATACATCACAGATGAAACTCTTCACAAGTTAACATTAGAAGAGGAAATATATTCCAAGGCTGTTCTAGAAGCTAAGGATGCACAACAAGATAGCAGTGTAACATTTGATTTACCACAAGCTATAGAGAATTTAGGAATTAGAGAGGTAATGTTTCTCCAGAGTAATATGGAAGAGAAACTAGCTACTCTTAAATTAGGTACAGAACTTCAACAAACTAGTTTAGTAGAGAAACAAGTAGACAAAACTCTCTCCGAACAACTTCTTGTAGACGCTCAAGAGTTACTTGTAGATCAACAGAAGCTTACAGAAGTACAAGAGACAGCAAAGCGTACCGCTGAAGTATCTTTACTAGCTGACCAAGAAAATTTAGTAGAGCAACAAGTTCTTACGGAGGTAAATAATACTGCTAAAGTATTACGAGAAGGAGAATTATTATCAGCTCAAATAACTTCAGTAGGTGCTGAGGTAGAGTTAAAACAACAACAAAGTAAGCTAACAGCTTCCCAAGAACTAAAGACTGACGCTGAGAAACTTCTTGTAGACGCACAAGAACTTAAAACAGATGCTGAGAAGTTATTAATAGACGAGCAAGCAGCTAAGACTACAGCTGAAGCATCTCTGATAGCTGATCAAGAAGCGTTAATCACACAACAACTACAAACAGAAATTAACGAAACTTCTAAAAGACTTTCAGAAAAAGGATTAGTAGACGCACAAGTGGTTGGTGTGTCTGCTGATATAGATTTAAAACAACAACAGAGTAACTTAACAGCCTCACAAGAGTTAAAAACAGATGCAGAGACAGCTCTCATAGCTGACCAAGAAGCTTTAGTGACACAGCAAGCTCTGACAGAAGCACAGGAAACAACTAAAAGAGAAGCAGAAAAGGATTTAGTTATTGCACAGGATGCTAAGACAGATGCTGAGAAAGAAATACTAGAATCACAAAAGACTAAGCTAGACGCTGAGACCGCCTACATGATCACAGCAGAGAAGAACTGGTTTGATACTGGAGGTGTAGCTATCAGTGGTACAGTAAGAAGCTACAAAGACTTTAGACCAGAGATGCGTATCATGGGTATCCAAGAAGCAGCGTTTCAATCTTTACCAGCTTACAAAAAGGTAGAGCTAATCAAAGACGCTGTTCAACTTAGATCAGATCGTAGTGTAACAACCACCCTTCCTTCTATAGTAGGATCAGTTAATAAAGTTTTAAGAATGTTAGGTGTGACTCCAGTTAACTTTAATACGAACGAACACGCTCTAGCATCAGAAGCTAAAGAGTTGTTAGAAGATACAGACTTAGAACTACAAGCTCGTGGTTGGTGGTTCAATACAGAGAAAGATGTAACCTTTACTATTACAGCTGGTAAGATTGTTGTAGACACTACGACACAATTATATGAAGAGTTAGATGATTACGATACCACACGAGTGTTAGATGGATTAGCTATTATTCTAAAGAATTTAAAAGATAATACAATAGATGAGTTCTCTGGTACTATCAAAGGTACACGAATTGTTAAAAGAAGTATTAACCACAATGAAGTTCCTCCAAAGTACAGACAATACTTAGAAGTAAAAGTTGCAGCAATCTTAGCTGAACTCTACCCACAGTCTGGTAGTGAGATACAACGAATCAGAAAGCAAGAAGCTGAACTAGAGACTTACTTCAAAGACCGTGAGAACGATCAAGGTAACTATAATATATTTGACAATTACGATACCGCAGAGAGAATTGGATTTAACCGTAACTACGATCTTAACTAATGCCATTAATTAGACAGACTATACCAAATCTTGTTGGGGGTGTAAGCCAACAACCAGACGCTATGAGACTGGAAGGTCAGTGTACTGAACAGATCAATGCGTATAGCGATCCTACGAGTGGGCTTCGTAAAAGAAATAGATTAGATTTTTTAAGGAAGCATGATATAACATTAGCTGACACAGATATTTGTACATTTATTTCTAGAGACAAAGATGAATCATATGTAGCAGTAACATCTAATAATAAACTAAGAATATTTAATTTAGAAGATGGTGATGAAGCATCAATTACAGATGCCTCTGATGTAGAACATACAAATGGTTTACCTATTACAACTGGATCTTACTTAGAAAGTAGTAACTACCGAAAAGACTTACGACACCTTTCAGTAGGAGACACTACTTATATTGTAAATAGTAAAGAAGCTGTCGCACGAAATACCGCATTAACAGCTGATGTAAGCGATACAGCTTTAATCTTTGTTAAGCAAGGGGCTTCACAAACTGATTACAACTTAAATATTACACATAACCAACAAGCTACTACTCCAACTAAGTTTACAGTAGCTATTACAATGCAGGATTATAGATTAGGAAGTAGTAAATACAGAAGTACAGTAGACGGAACACCGACTATAACAAACGCAGGTGCTGGTTATATAGATGGAACAAGACGGTACACTCTGCCAGTTCCGAATGTAACGAATTACTTGAATATAACATTTGATATTACTTTTGTAAATGGACAAGCTGATTCTCTAGAATTAATAGTAAGAGGACAAGCAAATCAAGGTGTTTCTTCGTTTACTTTCACTGGTCCAGAACCAGACGATCCAAACTTTAACGGACAGGAAGTAAATATTAAAACAGCTTCTGAAGATAGTCATGCGACTCCAACTGGATATGATACTCATGTTAATAATAACAGTACGACTATAATTACTAGGGATATCTACAATGACTTAATAGCTCAGCCAGCAGTTAGTGATGATGATACCCCTACCAGTACTGAATATTTTAAAGCGGAATTACATGACCAGATTATAGAGTTAAAACCAACCGCATCAGCAACGAATATGGCATACTCTATTTCTCCGAGTGATGGTTTAGCTGGTAATGGGTTAGGGGTAGTATACCGAGAAGTTAATAGTATTACGGATTTACCTTTATTTTGTAAAAAAGGTTTTAAAGTTAAAGTGATAGGTGGAGATGATACGGTAGATGATTACTATGTAGAGTTTGTAACAAAAGATAATAGTATTTACGGAACTGGTTATTGGGTAGAATCTGTAGGTTTTAATATTGAGAAAGGTTTTGATAAATCAACTTTTATTCATGAACTTACTTTAACAGGTTTAAAAGAATTTCGTTTTAAACCTTTAGAAATTACAGATAGATTAGTTGGTGATGATAGGACTAATACTATACCAGAGTTTGTTGGGTTATCTATTAACAATGTTTTCTTTTATAGAAATAGATTAGGAATTTTAGCTTCTGATAAAGTTATTCTTAGTGAAGCTGGTTTAGGTTTGAAAAGAGATGACGGACTTATAACATACAATTTCTTTAGAACTACTGTACAAACATTACTAGATAGTGATCCGATAAATCTTACAGTAGCAACAGACAAGATAACTAATCTAAGATCTGCTATTCCTTTCCAAGATAATTTAATATTATTCTCTGATAACACTCAGTTTTCTCTAGATACAGCTGGGCAGTTATTGAGTCCTAACACTGTCTCCATATCACCGCTAACTGAATTTGATGCGGATTCAAGTATTAACCCTAGAGTTATAGGAGATTCTGTATACTTCCCTGTAGACAAAGCTGAGTACCTAGAGATAAGAGAATATCTCATTAATAAAAATACAGAGAGTTATGAATCCTTTACAGTTACCAACGCTATTCCTACATATATACCAGCTGGTATTAGAGATTTAACATATTCTACAACACAAAGTTGTGCAGCATTAACAAGTGGGACAGATCTTAAAACAATTTATATCTATAAGTTCTTAAACATCAACGGTAAGAAAGTACAAAACTCTTGGTCTAAGTTCACTGTACCTTTTGATGTACACGGTTTAAACTTTGAGAAGGATGTTTTGACTGTAATGATGAAGTATGTAGATGGATCTAACGATTGTTTGATGCAGACTTCTATGACTTTTAGTACAGGGTTAGAAGAGCCTTCTACAGTTACTACTCAAAATAGTTCCGCCTATCAAACTCTTGTAGATTTCGCTTTTCAAGCAACAATGACTGGTGGTAGTACAACAAGTATAGCAATACCTTTCCCAACAGCTGGGTTAACTTTAGCTGCTGATGCTAGTGACTGGGATATTAATGATCAACCCTATCTATCTCTGGATGCTTATGATAGTGCAAACAATGAATTAGATTTTTCACATATTACTGGGTCTACCGTAACTTTAACTGTGGGTTTACTATACACAATGAATTATACTTTCTCAGAGTTTGTTATTAAACAAAAAAATGAGAAGTTCCAAACAGCTATTAATATAGATCATAAGTTAAAAAATCTTGCCTTATATTACACGAATACAAAAGGAGGTGATGACAAAGCTAAGTTTGATTTAGTTGTAGATTCTCCGCTTGCACCGTTACAAACAGATGTCAGCGGTAAACATACAACAACCTTTGGAATTGAGGAGTATCAAAACTTTGACGCTGTAGATGGATTCTTCTCTGTACCTTTATTCCTATCCTCAGAAGATGTTGTAATATCTCTAGAGCAACCTTACAAGTATCCAGCTAATTTCCAGAATGCTAATATAGAATCTATTGTCCGTGATAGAGCAAAACCATACTAATATAGTTAATAACTATGATGATGCGAGCGTGGTCAAAGCAACTCTAGACCATGTATGGAAGCTCGCACCTAAGTTACGGAAGTATGATTGTATGGAAGTAGGAGCGTTCTTAACAAGTAATGAAGACGCTTTACTGTACGGTATAGAGAATGATGACAAAACATACACAGCTCTAGATAAACATGGTGAACCTTTTGCTATGTTTGGGGTAGGAACAGAAGGTAACGAGGCTTACATCTGGTTACTAGGCTCAAAAGGTATAGAACAAAACACTTTAAAATTCGCAAAACATTCTAAAAAACTTTTACCAGAACTTATCAAGCCCTATGGGGTAGTAAGTAATTTAGTCTATAAAGACTATGAAACTTCTATCAAATGGTTAAAATGGCTTGGAGCTAAGTTTATAAGGGAGCTAGACATCAATGGGTCTCGCTTCTATGAATTTATAATAATATCAAAATAATATGGGATTCGCAGCATTGCCACTGGCATCTAAATTAGCAATCGGAGCAGGAGTCGCTCAAGCAGGACTCGGTATCGCAGGACAGAAAGCTAGTGCTAAAGCTCAAGCAACCGCACAAGCCAGATCCTCCAAGGCAGAAGTTGATAGATATAGACAGCAAACTAATGCTGCTAGAATTAATCAACGGTTTAAAATGGAAGAGGAAGCTCAACAGCTTCAGTCAGCTTCTATTAAAGCTATGAAAGCTCGTGCAACAGCTAGAGTATCAGCAGGTGAAGCTGGTGTAGCTGGGAAGTCTGTAGATGCTTTATTAGATGATTTCTCTAGACAAGAATCAATGTATCGTTTCGGTCTAACTAGACAAGGTAAACAAAGAGACATCGCTACTAACTTACAGTTAAAAGATATGAACCAACAGTCTTACAATACTTTATTACAAATCAATCAACCTATTGAACAACCAGACTACGCTGGAGCAATCTTCGGAGCTGTTAATACTGGCTTAGGTATTTATAGTGGAGTTAAGAAACCAACTACATAACCATGGCAAAACAAACTTTAAAATCATTACTAGGACTCTCAGATAAAAGACAGCAGGTAGACTTAGATTTAGATCAACAAGTGTTTCAAGCTCCTAGTGTGGAAGCTGGTAGGTATCGTGTAGCTGCTCCTAGATATTCTAAAACCAATGCAGCAACTAATCTAGCAAATGCTTTAGGACGCTACGCTGGACCTATAGCAAAACAATTAGGTGGTATAGAGGATGATCGTCAACAAGAGTATGCTAACATAGCTAAAGGCACACCTACAGAGATTCTACAAGCAATTCAAAAAGGTGACTTAGATCCAGTACAAGATCAGTTAAACGAATATTCTAGTAAGTTAGATGAAGCTGAAAGAAAAAAGTTACTTAATTTCTCAGAGAATCCTAATAACTATATTCGTGCTAGTCGTGTAGTTGGTGATCGTCTAGCTAATCAATACCAAGCAGACCTTAGAGAAAACCAAGAGTTATACGCAGCTAAGCGAGATGAGAATGGGGACTTGATACCTGCTAGGGATCAGATGCAACAAGTGCGTGATGAGTTAATTAAAGAGAATAACCTAACTGGATACTCTCTAAGATCTTTTATAGAATCTACAGCACAGTTTGAAACTGAAGAAGAGCTACGAATTAACACAAGGCAAGACGCTATTTTCAAATCACAAGTTAGACAAGACACGAAAGCGTCTATGGTGGGGGCTATTAAGGTAGGACTGACTGATGACACACAAAAAACTTTTAGGGATAACTGGGTAACACAAACTCAGAACATGACTGTAGATGAACAGATTACCTTCTTAACAGATGTTGTTACAGACGCAGCATCTGTAGATAGAATAGCAACAGAAAAATTCGTATCACTTCTAGTTGAAGATGACACACTTTTAACATTAGGTAGTGGTTCTGAATTAGATGATGCGTTAAAAGATACATTAGGAGATATTTTAAATGAGCAACAAGCAAGTGATCAACGAGAGATAGACGCTAAAGTTAAAATTGCTCAATCAGCTTTAACAAAAACTTTAGTAGATTCTTCGCTAACTCTACAAGAAGGAGGTAAGCTAGGAGTGGTAGAGCTGGTACAAATAGATAGTGATGAAACTATTGAAGTTGATCTAACTTCAGTAACAAACCAAGTAGAGCTATACACAGCTATTAAAGATGGGTATGTTAACGCTAATCCAGACGCTACCACTAGAACAGGTTTAATAGCAGAATTAAGTCAAAATATTGAAAACTTAAATAACGCTCAGTATAGTTTTAACAGTGACGCTGGTATAGATAAAATTAGAACTGACTTAAATGAAAGATTTTCTGAACAAATTGTAGTCGGAAATACTTCAGAAAATTTATATGGATTAAATAATACAGAAATTGTAGCGAAGGTAGACTCATATACAACTGAATTAGAAACCCAATTAGAATCTATTTACAATGATCCTACAATAGGTGAAGCTGAGAAAAAGAAACAATCATCATTACTTGTACAACAAACACAAAGAACAATAGATGATAAAATTCGTGCTGATTCTCAAGAGTTCGTAACAACTAGAAACACACTGAAGTTTGAAAACAGTGTAGGTTTATCAGCAACTAACAATAGTTATACGATTAATATTATTAGTAGCCTTCAAGCTAAAGACGAGGTGTCTGGTTTAGCATTCATGAGTGGGGATAAAGCTTTAGAAATTACGAAACCTTTTGTAGAAGAAACTAGAGAAGGTATGCGAGCGATCCTAAATGCCCCTCTAACAAACGAGGAGTTATCATCTGGTAACTTAGTTCAAATCCTAGCTAACAGAGAATTAGCAGCTCGTGATTATTTACTTGAGTCACAAGAAATTTTTATTTCAGAAACTAGAAACCCAGCCGAAGAAGAAGAAGAAGAAGCAACGGTAACTACAGAAGAAACAAAAGAAACTGTAGAGCCTAGAACTGTAAACACTTCTGGAAACTACTCACCAACTGGCGGAGGCAGAGGTAGAGAAGCTAGAGATAAAAACGGTAGATACAATAGTAATATTAAAGCTTATGAACAACGAAACCAACAAGCAGCTGAAGATGGACACGGTGATTATCTAGCTGAGATTAGAGCTTTAGCTAAGTCTGATTTTGAGAAAAGAAAAACTTCTACAATAAAAACAAGTAGAGGTTCTTACTACAGCAAAAACGGATTTCGTGATTACTATATTAGAGAATCATATAACCACGCAGCGACTGAACGATTATATGAAGATAAACCAGCTATTACTATAGATGAATTAGAATCTGGTACTTTGAATGGGTTTCGTTTAGGTGATATAGATGTCACTAAAACAGTCGTTCTTTCCCCATCTATGTTAATCAACGCTGAAGACAACAGAGAAATATTAACAGAATACGCTGTTGCATTAGGTCTAGATACAGACGATAATACCCTTAATACTTTTATACAAACCCAAGCAAGCTTAATGGAGAGCCGCTTTGCATTAAACATATATAACGATTAATTATGGCACTAGGACTAAACACTAAACTACTGACTAATCCAGATGACGATGAAAATAAGAAAGTCAATCTAGCAAAGGATCTAGCACTCGCACCGTTAAGAGGTGTAGAAGGAGCAGCTCAAAGCATTTATAAGTTTACAGACTTTGCTTTAGGTGACGCTCTTCCAGATTACGATAACCGTTTCTTAGGTAAATCCGAATCAATTGCAGGTGGATTAGTAGAAGGTGTAACACAGTTCCTTGTTCCTTTTGGTGGTATAGCTAAAGGTGTTAAAGCTGCATCTAGTATAGGACGGTTCGGTAAACAATTTACAAGAGTTAACAAAAAAGGTAAAGAAGTTCTTAACTGGAAAGGTGTTATAGCTGCTGAGACTGCTACAGATTTTATTGCGTTTGATGCACAAGAAGAAAGATTATCTAATCTTATTAATACTTTCCCATCACTTCGTAACCCTGTTACAGACTTCTTAGAAGCTTCTGGTGACGATGGAGAAATAGAAGGTAGATTTAAAAACTCTTTAGAAGGTCTTGGTATTACTGGACTAGCTACAGGATTGATTGGAGGTCTACGAGCTATGAAACTAAACCGTCAAAAGAAAGACGGTGCTGGATATCTTCGTAATAACCAAACAGCATTTAAACAAAAAACTTTTGGTGAAGCTAGTGACTATGATGTGTACAGTCCATCACTAAGAGCTGTAGATAGAGTAACAAGAAAATCTGTACCACCTAAGAATATTATCCAAGAGTTATCTAAAACTGGTGAGCGTGGTGTAGCAGAAGAACTTAAATGGATGGGCTTTGATGATCCATCTGATCTACCATTGAATGCAAAAGGACAGGTAGATGTAGCACAATTAAAAGAGGTTATTGAAGAGCGTCAGCTACAAACTACCCTTGTAGAGCAAAGACCAAATCGTGTATATAGAGATTATAAACAAACAGGAGGTGAAAACTACCGTGAGTTTACTGTAGAAACAACTAGCCATGTAGGTTATGTTGGTAGTGAGAAAAGTAAATTAACTGCTAGAGGTGATTACAATCCACACTATGATGCTGTTGCAAGACGAGAAGATAGAAGTAATCTACTACACTTTAGAACCACAGACCGTACCACAAAAGATGGTAAACAAATTTTACAAGTAGAAGAATTACAGTCTGATTATATTCAAGCAGTAAAGAAAGCTAAGCGAGCAGGAGACAAAAAACTAGGTAAAGCTCCGTTAGAAGATAGTTACATATCTTCAGCAATGCGTCAGATTGTACAGATGGCAGCTAAAGAAGGTTATGATTCTGTATCATTTCCAAAAGGAGTAGCTGTAGCAGATTTATACTCTCATAAATTAGATACAATTAAAGTTAATGCTGTTAATGAAGACGGTTCTAAATCATTCCGTGTACAGAAATACGGTAATGTAAAAGATGTTGTAGTTAAAAACAAAAAGGAATTAGAAAGTTATTTTGGTAAAACAGCAGCAGATGAGTTAGATGCTAAACCAGAAGGTTGGGAAGCAGAAGATTATAATGTAGGAGTTAAACCTGCTCCGTTTATGCAACAGTATGATGAGAAGATGCCAGCTGCTTTAAAAAGATTAGGAGCATCGTTTGGTACTAAGTCTAGAGTAGAGGATTTAAAGATCGTAGGTAAACGAGAAGAGGTAGATAAGATGGACGCCTTAAGATCATTCTTAGGAGAAGATGAGTCTGGAAATCCTTATTTAGAATATGGATTAGAGAATATCATATACGATAATGCTATGGATGGTATGCGTGTTGTCTTAAAAGCTGGTAACAAAAAGATGACTATGGATGAGTTTGTATTCACTATCCGAGATGATGTTGCTGACCGTATGGGAGAAAGATACGATGTTGATATGGAAACAGATGCTCTAATTGATGACAATGCGTTAGAGTTCATGATGTCAAAAGAGTTTGATAAAAAATATCAATTCATCCGTGGTGGCGATCAAGAAGGTAGACAGATTGCTCAAGAAGCTCACATCATTGATATCAACAAAGATATGTCAGAGTCTGTAACAAAGGGTGTATCTCTTTGGGGACAGAAAGAAACTGGATCAACACGCTTTGGTGGTCAGATAACTGAACCAGAACTACGATCACAATTAGGTGTAAGTGAGGCTGAGAGTTACAACATAGTAAAAGCTATGGCGAAAGAAGCTAAAGGTAAAGCTACTAAAACAGCTGAGTCGGTTGTAGGTAGAGGAGCTACTGTAGGTTTTGCTTTAGATCGTTTATCAGAAGGAGGCACAACTCCAGAAGTTCGTAAAGCTTTTGCAGGATTTAAGAAACTTAATGAAGGTAACGATGAGTTGTTCAATACTGATATAGAACTTTTCTTTAGTAACCAACAAGCTGGTGACTTTAATCCCTTTGATCCTCGTACAGGTAGAGGTACTATTGGGTTATACACAGCTCGCACAGGTGTCTTTGAAGGTAAGGTAGATCCAAAACAAGTGTTCTCTGAAGCTACACTATTCCATGAAATGGTACACGCTTCTGTTGTAACTAAGATTCCAGTAGAGATTTCAGCAGTTAACCGTAACCTTAAAGGTGAGGATTATCTATCTACTGTTGCAGCTATGTCTGATGATGTAGCACAACCAGAACCTCTTCGTAAGATTCTTAAAACTTACATGACTGCTGTAGAGAATGCTCCAGAACAATTTAAAAACATTCGTGGTAGTTTAAATGACATTGATGGCTATGCAAAACAGAATGCTGATTCAGTGTCACAATGGTACGGACTATCTAATGTAGATGAGTTCATTACTGAATCTCTATCTAATAAAGAGTTCCAAGCTTACCTAAGAGGTATTGAAGGTACTGGTGGTAAGAATTTATTTGATGAGTTATTAACATTCTTGAAAGAACTTATCGGAGTAGAAGGTAAAGGTACAGCTTTAGAAGATGTTGTTACAGCTTATAGCGATCTTGTTACTAAAAGTAAGAAGCGTTATCGTGCGATTGATTATACAGATGAAGCTGTATCTCGTATGTTCCCAACTAGAAGTTCGTTTGCTTTCAAACAGATTCATGAAGAGAACAGAAACAAGATAATTAAAACTGCATTTGGAGAAGCTACTGTAGACTTTGATGGAGTGAAACGAGGTGGTGAAGCAGCTGTTAAAGGTGTTGGTAAATCACTTAACCAAGTAGAAACAACAAATGATTTAGGAACTTTGATTGCTGAAACAGAACGAGCAGTAGATCAACAACTCACAGCTAATCCAAAACTAAACCCATCATCTCTAGAAGCTGGTGGTATTGCACAAGCTGTAGATCGTTTCTCCGAACTTACTGGAACTGATAAAGATTTTATTATGTCAGAAGTAAACGCTGCTGGTAAAGATGCAGGTGAACTTCGTAGGATTGCAGCTCGTATGTACACAGTAGAATCTTTAGCAATAGGTCAAGCTGATGAAGTGTTTAAACTAGCTGATGAACTTTCTAAAAAAGGTACAGCTATTACAGATATAGATAAAGCTAACATGGTAGGACAAATTAAAAAGCTTGTTAGTATCTCAGCAGCTGGTTCTAATCTTCGTAGAGGATTTGGACAGGGTCTACAGTCTACACAATTTAAAAGAACTAGACTATCATTGAATGAAGTAGAATTAAGAAACCAAGAGATTGTAAACGAATACATGGCAAACAATCTTGGTGAGAAGAATTTCAATGTTCTTATTAATAAGATTCTATTAGCTTCTGATCCTAAAGATGCGATCAACAATATGCTTGGACTTACTAAACAAGCTCGTAAAGCTGATCCTAATGGATTCATGGAGAAAGCACAGAACTGGTATATCAACTCGTTGTTATCTGGTCCTCGTACTTTCATGAAGAATGCTATAGGTAATATGGTAGCTCAAACTCTTCTTCAAGTAGAGACAGCAGTTGGTGGTGTGTTTGTAAACCCAGCAATTACTCGTCATGTTATGAAAGAGTTTGCTACACTAGAATCTTTCAGAGAAGGTATGGACTTCTTCTTAAAAGCTTACAAGCTAGATGATCAACTCTTAGACACTGGACGCTCTCCATTAGAGAACACAGCTAAGACGCATCGCCCAGAATATTTTGCAGACGCAGCTCCAGAGCAAACTATGCGTCAAGCTTTCAATTGGTTCGGTAACAATGTTGTAAACATACCAACCAAACTCTTGCTATCTATGGATGAGGTGTTCAAACAATCCCTCTTCCGTCAGAATGCAAAACTAGAACTAACCCTAAAAGGTATGAAGATGGGTATTAAAAACCCAGATGAACTCGCTGACTATGTAGCTCGTGGTATGGAAACCGTGATGGTAAATGGTGAGCGAGCCTTTTCTAATACAGGAATAATTAAATATGCTAATGATGCAGTTGAAAAAATGGATGCAGAAAATCTATCAAAGAGTGGTAACAGAATGTTACCGTCTGAAAGAGCTGCTAAAGTCCAAGAAATAATTGATGGTGAAACCGCTAAGCGTGGTGACGCTCTAAAGAAATATGAAGACGGAGGTCTTGGTTTTGAAAACTTAGGTGAGATGGATAATATCGCAGCTCGTAGTTTGGAACACGCTCGTTACGGTACATTCACTAATGATGCAGGTAAAGCTGCTGAGTTGGCTGGTGCGATTGTAAAGACTGTTCCAATTTTAAAACTAATCTTCCCATTCATTAGAACTCCAATTAACTTATTAAAGTTCTCTTTTGATCGTGCGTTCTTCGCTGGTCCAGAAGTATCTCGTCAAGTTCTAGCAAATATGCCAGACTTACCA